CATTTATAGGCTGAGTGTGCGCAAAAGTAGTAAAATGAGGTAAGGGGGATGGGAAATGAAACAGTTTTTTACATTAATTTAACGCCCTGAAAATGTAGATTCTTTTATTATTTTACTTTAAAATGCTAGTTTATAATCGTTTGCCAATTGTTGGTGTGTCCCTTTTCCGGAAATGTTATTTGTTCAGTCATAATAGTATTAGAATTCAAAGATTCCGGGGGATAATGTAGGATTGATATAACTGACGTCACGTGTTTGCAATAGCCTGCCATTCAGTGTGTAGAATAATTGTTTGGTGGCCGACGAATTGTTTAGGTTAACAGTAATTACGTACAGAGTGGTTCGTTTAGGAAATTCTATGAGATTTACATTGGTGGCAGTCCACATGGCGTATGGACTCAATGTAAAATCATTATATACGTTAGGTGTCAGTTGATCTGTAGTTTGTAAATCGGTATTAGTCATTACCCATTGGGCATTACCGTTCATCCATACTTCTTTTTCAAAACCATTTTGGGTAAAAGAGGCCACATAATAATTCCCTTGTTGGCTCCAGCTTACGTTCGTGGCATGTGGATATATCTTTTTCAGTGCTATATGAAATGTAGTGGGAGAGGTAGCAGACAAGGTGGTGATCAGTACCCATAATATTACACATATAGAATAACATCTCTTCTTCATGGTATTTAAATGTTTTGATGAGGTTGATAAAACAGCTTGGCTATACTTTTTGTTCGCCGGTATAAAACCTGATTTTGTGGATTTTTTCCACACTTTTGTGGCGTTGTCAACAGGAATCTACACTCCTGAAATGAAAAAGCGTATATGTATGTGGTTGATTTTTAGTTAGATATTAAAATGAGCAGATTTGTGGCACGCTTCTTGTTTTATTGTTGTCGGTAAAAATGAATAAAAAATAAAGTAATTATGAAAAAGGTATTAGTAACATTGGTATTAGTGATGACTTTAGGCGTGTCTGTTTCTTTTGCTCAAGCGGCTCCGGTAGAGGTTCCGGTAGTGGAAAAGCCTCAACAATCTAAGAAGTTGGTTTTCTCGGAAATCTATATGAATGATGTGCCGGAAGCTGTGATGGACAGGCTTGCACTGGAAGGTGCTATGATAAAGCAGGCTTTTATGGCCTATGGCATTGATGGAAGCCGTATTTATAAAATTAATGTGTTGACAAGTGATGCTCATGAACAGACATTGTTCTTAGGTGAAGATGGTAAAATTTTGCAATAGTTAGTATATTTATAATAGTGCTTTTACATGAATTCCCGGCTTGTGATAAGTCGGGAATTTTTTTAGTTAAATTGTTTCTTGACGATATTCGAAAAATAATTAAGAAATCTCTTGTGCATAATAATTGTAGGTTTTATCTTTGCCACTCAAATTTAAAAAGGTGATACAATGGAAACTTATGATATATATTTTAAAGAAGGTAATGATTTTGCTAATAAAGGATTTTCATTGAAAGATAAGGCTAAGGCCATTAGAATGGCGGAAGATATGTTGGCTGAACGCAAAGGATATGTGAAGGATTTTGTTGGAGGAACTATTTCCGTAATGTGTAAAGAAACGAAAGAGGAAGTTTGGTCCAAGCCGATAGAGGAGGTTTAATGCAATTTTTACATCTTTTTTTGCCTTGCCAATCATAGAGTTGTGAAATACAGTGCTGTAATTGAAATGGTACGTAGCCGTTAATAGCAGCAACCCTTGGTTGTATTTGTGGTGGATTTGTTATTGGCGGACATGAATATTTCTTTCTCTTCTAGGATATTCGGTATATTTCTCCTTTCATGCTTTTGCCGGACTGATATAGATAATGCCGGGTAGCACTTGATAGGACGATGATTGTTCTTTTACTAAGATGCTTCAGTATGACTTTTTTCCGATCCTATCCATTCTTGACATATAGTTGTTATTCATAGCTAAATACACCGTATTCCCAATGAAGCTTTCTGTGGGGATCCCTTTGGTGTTCGTGTAACTATTGTGACTGTTATTATGCCGATGGGGTATAGTATTGATACAACAATGATTTTTCATAATAACTTTTAACTTATGATTTAGATAGCTCCGACTTGTCACAAATCGGGGTTATCCGCTTGTTATGCTATTAAACTTGGTCAGCTATTGGTTAACAATTTCACGCAACAGTAACTCTTTGGAGTAAAAGTGGCAAATAAATTTTTTGTTCACATGAAAAAAACTTTCCCAAAAGCTTTGTATTATTGATTTTCTATGTATCTTTGCATCGTTATTATTTCTCGGGGTATTAGCTCATCTGGCTAATTTTTTCTACTTCTTAATCTGCTGTTTGTCACCTATTTATATTTTTCGTTTTCGTTTGATGTTGAAACAATGTTGAAACAAAGGAGATTTTCATGTTAAAGCCGGGAAATGATGCCCGGCTTATATTGTTGGTTTGGAACCGCCACTTATTTTGGTTATAGCGTCATGCTCTGTGTTTTTTCTTTGTTTCTCATCCTCGTCTTTGAGATACTTGTTCCTTATATCTTTGATGTCGTTTGTCATTCCCCATACTTTGAAGAAGAGAATAATTTGTAATACTCCGAATATTAGGAGTATGATGGTTAGAAAGTCAATCATAATTTTAGAATTGGTATTTTTCTTGTTCTTTCTGTTTTAGTTCTCGTTCCTGTATCTTTTTAGCTTCTTCTGTATTTTTTTTAGTGGGGAACTTTGAATTAACTATTGCTATTCTGTAGTAATATTCGCTTCCACTATATACTTCTCCAAATTGGATATAAATAGACTTGTCTCCTATTTCCCATCTCTCATACATAAATTCGTCCCCTTCATTGAAATCAGACAGACTGATTTCTTTACCGAAAGAATATGCTGGTTTCCCATATCTCTTTTCAAATTGATGAGATATTCGCATGACATCTATTTCCAAGTCGTCAATGTAATTTGCTGTTTCCGGGCATGTTTTAATATCTATACGATATAGTTCGTCCATTTCAAATTCTGCATAGAAATTACATATTGTCATTTTATTATTAGCAATGTTCATGTTTTCAAACTTCATTGATATGGTTTCTTTGGAATATACAGAAGACTCCTTAAAGGTATTAGTTGATAATACTTCTTTTTGCGACATCCCGAATTTAGCATCACCCCAAGCTATCAATGCCAAGGAATCTATTCTTGTTCGCTCCAGAGAATCCTTGACTTCTTGTTTTCGTATCTCTACCATTACAATACTATCTTGACGCCCTTGATTTTTCTGTCTTTGATTTTTTATGTTGCACCCACTAAACAATAGCATTGCAATAGTAAAAAATAAAATCTTTTTCATAATCTTAGATATTTAGTTTTGTTCTTTAAGCCAATGAAAGTGTTTGGATTCTTGAGGTTACTTCAGTTGAAGAAATTTGTTTTAATAATTTTAGTGTATTAAACAGTCCTCATTATTAATGTATTCTTCAAATACTGAAGTTATATAACTACAGTATGTGCTAATATCATTATATATATTTTCTATTTCGCTTATAGTGTATCTTCCTCCTATAACTGAAGCTAATTCCCGTCCATGAGCTATTGCATTTCTATGATTCGCCAATGTTGATAAACGCCCTTTCATTTTGTCTTCATTTACTACAGGAGCGGAAATTCCAAAAATGTTCCATATAGATTCTATTTGTTGGTATTTTATATTTCCTGAACCTGCAGGAAATAGGTTGTCTTCTATATGACAAACTTGACTGCAATTTATTTTGGAAAATAAATCATGTCTTTTCATCCATTTTTTGTCTCTTGCTTCTATCATAGCATTACATTCATCATTGAAAACCATTGAGTACAATGTCGGTTTAAGATCTATTATATCATACTTCTTTTGATTAATAATAGATAAACATTTTTGAACCGAAGCAGTTATTGTATATTCTAAAACGCCATACAGTATTACAAAATATGTACCTTTGAACACTCTCATGTCGAGAACTTCAGTTTCAGCGTTGTCTTTTATTAGGGAATAAAATGATTTTACCTCCTTTAATCGTCTATTGACTTCAGCATTTACATCTTCGAACATTATTTTGAAAATTTGCTTCTACAGAATTCTATTCTTGCAAAGAGTTTGGGTTTTGAATTTGTAGCTCCAGTGATTAATTTATTAAAATCTTTATCAGTTACCCAATCATAAAAAGAGGAAATGTTAATAGATTCTTTTTCCTGTAGGACTTCAGCGGCACCAACAGAAACGGCTTCAAAAAGAACGACTGAAGTAATGGTGCTTGTTTTGCTTTTTACCATGCCATGGGTTAGGTTAGATAGTTGAGTAAACACTTTATTAAATATACGTTCATTTGTTTCGTAATCAAAATTTTTACAAGAATCATTCATATAGTCATTCAAAAAGTCAACAACGCTATGGTCAAAGTTGTTTTTATTATTTAAAGTTGCAAAAAAGCGCAGAACTAATTCCTCTCTAGTTCCGTCATTCTCTGAATTTTTGGAGAGTTTTACAACTCTTCTAAAATTATTGTTTAATGATAGTCTTTTTATAAAATCATTAAATTGACCTCTGAAAATACAGCTTCTAATCTCTTGGTCTGATAATTTTATGCCTCCAGTGTTTAATCTTTCAAATAGGTCAAACCTTATGGATTTGTCACTTTTATCACTTAATGTTGTTATCTTTAACGGCTTTAGTAAAAAGTCAATTTGTAATGAACGTGGCAAGCATTTGAAATCCTTTTCATTAAAAGACTTCATTTTCTTCAGTCCGCAAAGTTGTAATGGAATTTCTTTTTTAATTTTTTTCCTTGCTGAAGAATCTTTTTCTGCTGCAAAATTAATGATGGAACTAAGTCTTTGTACACCATCTATCACTTCCCATGTACCGTCTGGATTGGTTGCCATGAACAATGAAGGTACTGGAATACCCAAAAAAATAGACTCAATAAGAGTTGATTGTCTAAGTGCGTCCCATCTGAATTGTCTTTGGTATTCAGGAGCTATGTCAATAAGTCCATCATTTACCATAGATATTAATTCCTTTACACTCATATCGTAAGAATTAAAATCTACTTTTCTTTTTTGTTCATTGAGTTCTGAATTTATATCTTCCATAATATTTTATTGTTATATAGACTCCATGTGTATTAATTGAAGCTCATAGCATTACTAATGAATTACATTTGCGTTCTTGCCAGTTTCCCGACAACCTTGTATAAATGAATTACATCATTATCTATGTCAATTTCCATATCGGGATATTTTCTTTTCCCATCCGGATTAGCTATATTGTTGTAGGAAGACAATATTGTTTTTTTTCGCTCGTAGTCGATATGAATCATTTTAAGAAGTCTGTCTTCTTTTGTTATAATTACATACGGCTGTCCATTGTCTATGTTTCGTTTGTCTTTTATTTCACGGACAAAGATTGTATCTCCCGACATATACATATCGTACATAGAATCACCATATACGGTTATTCCATAGCATCCAGTAAATTCTGGTATATTCACATATCCAATAACCTTGTTTTCATTTCCGTCAAATCCAATTCCATGTCCTGCGCATACACGTATATCAAGTATTTTAATATCTTTATTCGTGGTTGGAGTTTCAGTGATTGACGAATTGGTATTAATTGTCATGTTGCCAATTCCAGTTATTAACCAATTTATATTAAGGTCAGGGCAAGCAGACGCTATCTTTTCTATTGAATCTGCATTAAAGCCCGTTTTTTTGGCAATAGCTCCACGAGATAAACCAGCTGATTCTTCAAAAGCGGTTTGTCCAATCCCTTTGATTTTTAAATATTCAACAAATCTTTCTTTTGTGCTCATCTTTTTGGGGTTTTACTGTTATCTTTCAGTATATTTGTGTCGGAATCAAGTTGCGGATGATTTCGACTAAATTGTTTAACTATTCCCATTAAGGGACTATATAGGCGACTTGACTTCAAACCGCAACTTTGGAGTTGGTCGCTTTACTATTTGCTATGGAAAAGAAAGTTCCTGAAGGTTTCTCTACAGAATTTTTGGACAGTGATGAGGGTGAGAATTTATATTCTCAAATTCAATCTTCATTTACGAATTGTCATTTTTCTACCTCACATTCACCAAAGCTATCCTATTTAATAATTCAAGGTATCCTTCTATTTTATCGGTATGTTTCACACCGGATAAAAGTTTGAGTATTTCGTTTTTCCCGCTTTTTGTAATAGTTATGGATTTGGGATTTACAATACATTCAAGTAATCCTTTTACTACGGCATTGCATGTGATTATATCCGAAAATTGCGAAGTGTGAAATAAACACGCAACTCCATGATATAAAAACCTATATTCTAATCCTAATGGGTCTTTCTCTAACAGTAAGTAATGGTATATCATCCAATTAGTGTTTTCAGAAACAGCCATGTTTTTTTGTACCATGAATGATGCTCCAGTTGATATTTCATCAATCTTATCTCTTGTGCTTTTTATGTCAATTATCGTATATATGTTCCATCCTATCAAGGTTGTTACAAGCAATGATAGAACCCCAACCAATACGCCTTGATAGTCAAAGCCCAACTCTGCCTTGTGAGGGTGTGCAACACAGATTGATACGATGCTTATTACTACTGCAATGCCACTCAATCCTAAAGCCCAATTCTCTTTCTTCTTCATATTATAATAAGGTATAACCTGCTTTAATAGTTAAATAGTGTTGTTGTACTACTATTTTTCAGTAAAAAGAATCTATTACTGAAAAATAGTAGTATCTTTGCATTATCAAATTAAACTGATACAAAGAAACGAAGATTAATTCAGATTTCAAATAGTATAAACATATTAAAATACACGATTATGAGAACAAGAGAATTTTTACACGAAGTAATGAGCCTTGCTTGGCAGTTCGTTAAGCGTAATGGCTACACCATGAGCGAAGCAATGAAGGTCGCTTGGGCTAATTTGAAACTGAAAGGTGAGATGAAGAAGAAGATAGTGAAGTTCTACTTCAAAAAAGTGGATGGTTCTGTTCGTGAGGCATACGGTACACTAAATGAAAAGCTGATGCCTGCCATCACTGGTACTGACAATAGAAAGAAGAATGATACCGTCCAGACTTACTATGATACTGAACGCCAAGAATTCAGATGCTTCAAAAAAGCTAATCTGATGTCAATCGCATAAAAGATATGGATATGAATGCTTACACGATTAACCAGCAGTTGGATAGCCTTTATAAAGATTTAGAGGCTGCCCATAACAATGATGAAGAGGCTGTCTGCCTGATGTTCAATGCTGATAGCAAAAAAGAAGCTATCCAGTTGATAACGGATGAGATAGACAGTTTGGAAGATGCCTTAAAAGGTTTTGAAACTTGTGAAGATGATGGCATGGACTACGATGCTCTATGCCGGGTACAAGGTATCAGCCGATACGCATAATACACGATTATGCAACGCACGACAGCCCTACAGACGGATTGAACGGCAACCGATAGCGAGAATCGGGTAGGGTACTATTGATTGGTTCTTTGACATATTGATACGATAAAAAGATATATTTCTGCGAAGGCACGTAAGCGAAGCCAGTGATGGTGGATAGTGGTGGGTGCAAGTGGAACGGAATTGACACCGATAGCAACCGAGGATAAGCCGACAATGGGCGAATGGTTGTATATGTCTGATGGTGGTAAAGCCACGAAGTTGAAATGATTTTTACTTTCAGCACGCCAATTTGTCTTTAGCGTGGTGAGTATGCTTGGTTAGGCACAAGTATCGCTGAAAGGTCTTATAGTCTGTACTGAACTGAAATAAGGTTCTGCTATTCGATTAGGGTACAGATACTTATTTAAATTTATACGATTATGAAAACAATCCAATTCGTTTTATCTATATTGGTTAGTATATGTGCTGCCGGTATGCTTTACGGGGCTATTACTACTTACAGTCCTATGAAAATATTCTCTATCACTATAATGAGTGTTATATGTGTAGGGTGTGTGTCGCTCATGAGAATAACTTATAGAGAACTTAAAACAGACCACTAAAAGGTAGTCCTATAATCCGGCACAAGGCGCATGGGGATGAGTGCACAATCACCTTGTAAACCAGCTGGGCGGTAATTTATGAAGTAGCATTGTTGGAATGCGTGTAAGCGATTAATTGTTGGTATTAACTTATATTCTAATTTATATATTCATTTAGCTTACAAGAAGTAGGTTCGACTCCTACCTTTTTAACGACATTTTAAATTTATACGATTATGACAGTGGAAGAATTAAGAGGCATGACGCATGAAGATTTAGTAAGGCGTGTGCAGGAACTGGAAGAGGCTAACGAGAAATTAGCTGAAGAGAAAAATACATGGTATAAATCTTGGAGTGATTTGAACCGGAAGTTTGATCATTTCAAAAATGCGGTTAAAAGCATTGTTCTGATAATAGATTAGATATTCGTGTTTTATATTGTGTTTGTACTGGGTGTGCCGTCCGTGAGGATAGTGCACCTTTTTTAAAAAAGGATGGTTAGCTTATCGGTTAGAGCTTCGTATTGCGCAAACAATTGGCACGATTGAGAGGGGTTCGATTCCCTTACCATCCACGAATCATTAATTAAATTTTACTCTTATGGCAAAAGAACTGAAAGAAAGAACAGAAATTAAGAAAAAGCTGAAAAAGAAGAATGACAGAATCAGCTTTGACTTTAGCGACAAACTTGCCGGACAGCTTCGCAGGTGTACCGCTGATCTTAACAGGCTGGCAAGGATTGATCGGATAATAGACAAGAAGCAAACTTTGTATTCGGTGGACACTAACAGGGAAGCCGGATATATTGAGGTTATTCGCAATTATTAATCAGCTGACTTACACGATTATGAAGAGAGTTTTTAATGAACTTACACCTGAATGCGAGATTACGGCACGAATGTATGCACAAGGGTATGAGAAAAAAGAAATTGCAAACCTCAAATGCCGAGCGGTCAGCACGATAAACAACCAACTGCAAAGAGCTTTTGAGATTTTGAACGTAAGGAACGGCAGAGAACTGGCAACCATGCTATATGAGAGAATAGCTGGTATGAAGTTCACGATGGACTTTTCACCTACTATTAGGTCGGCTGTTGCTTTCTGCCTGTTGTGCATCTTTTCTTTTTCGCTCTATCACGAACAGGGTGATATGAGAAGGGGACGAAGAACGAGAGTTGAACGAATTGAAAGAACTGGACGGTATGGAGGTAAGACTTGAATTATTTGAATTTAAAAATATCTGCATGGACATGGCGGAGCTTGGTGCAGCTGCCAGTGAGAAGAAACGGTCTCCTGTATCTGATGAAATCAAGCAAAGAGAAGCGTTCAGATGGTTAAAGACACTTGGGTATGAACCTAACTTTTTGGAAAAGTTAGAGAAAGAAGGATTGGTGCATAAGAAAAGAAAAGGCTCATCCAGAAATTCTCCTATCATATATTCCAAGTTCGAGATACAATCCGCTATTAATGCTTTTAAAATGAGTAAATATCTGAACAAATAACCCTATAAAATTTACGATTATGTCACTGATTAAGAAAAGTAATGAATTAGTTATCCCGACCACCGTGAAGATGATGATTTACGGTCAAGCCGGAATGGGAAAGAGTACGGTAGCATTGAGCGCACCGAAACCGCTGCTGTTGGACTTCGATAACGGCGTGAAGCGCATGAACATGGCGCACTTGGAGAATATAGACACGGTACAGGTCACTTCATGGAGCGATGTTCAGCAAGTTCTTCAAGAGGACTTGTCCGCTTATCAGACCATTGTAGTAGATACCATCGGCAAGATGATGGACTTCATCATTACTCACAAGTGTGGAACCCGCCAGCCGTCCATCCGTGATTGGAGCGGTATCAATGCAGAGTTTTCATGGATGACACGAACACTTTCGGGGCTTAACAAGCACATCATTTTCGTTGCCCATCGCGACACAAGAAAAGAAGGTGATGATACGGTGTTTATCCCTGCCTTGCGTGAAAAATCCTACAACTCTATCGTTACTGAACTGGATTTGCTCGGTTATCTTGAAATGAAAAGCGAAAGAGGCGTCCAAAGACGTACTATCACTTTTGACCCAACTTCAAGAAATGACGGTAAGAATACTTGCAATCTTCCTTCAGTGATGGAAGTTCCTACCATCCTTGACAAGAATGGTAATCCAACCGCAAAGAACGACTTTATCACCGCCAAGATAATCAATTCGTATTTGGGTATGCTTGCTGCCAAGAAAGAGGCACAGGAAAAGTATGATAAAGTTATTGAAGAGATAAAAGAACAGATCGAACTTATTACGGATGCGGAATCTGCCAATAATTTTATCGCGCAAATAGATAACTTTGAGCACGTTGGTTCTTCAAAGCAAATGGCGGCAAAGTTGGTAGCTAACAAAGCGAAGTCTTTGAATCTGAAACTTAATTCAGAAAAGAAATATGAACCAGCAGCCTAAATATCGTATTTACGCAACGCTTCTTGATGCCTTTGGGGCATATCTGAATAGTGATGTGATTTGGGATAAGTACTGGGGGTGGTCAGAAAATCCACCCCATACTCCTGAAGAATTTCACGAACAACAGTTTCAAGAACTGATAGACCGTATCAACCGCAAGCCATTCGATAGCGAAGCGGCAGACAAGGGAACAGCCTTTAATGAGGTTATTGACTGTATGGTTGAAAATCGGAAATCTGAAACTGTGCAGGTTGAAAAGATATATAAGGTAATACGCGAAGGAGCTTGTGACGAAACAGGTAAACCTTTGTATTACGATGAGGTTCAGACCAACGAGGTTATAGGTTTGAAAGCTACCTATAATAATCGTGTTTTTACTTTCCCAATCTCACTTTGCCGAGAGTTTTCCGGTTACTTCAAAGGAGCATTAACCCAACAAAGAGTAGAAGCGATTATTCCAACCGCATACGGCAATGTTTTGGTTTATGGGGTAATTGACGAGCTGATGCCGGCCAGCGTCCACGACATCAAAACAACCGGTAGTTATACCGTGGGAAAGTTCAAAGATCACCACCAGCATTTAGTATATCCATACGCTTTAATGAAGAACGGTTCTGATGTACGGACATTTGAGTATAACATTGTGGAGTTCAACAAAGGCGGTTATGTGGTAGATACCTATACAGAAACATACGTTTTCAATCCTGAACGTGATATTCCTATTCTTACTAATCATTGTGAGGAATTTATCCGGTTTTTGGAAGAAAACAGAGAACTTATAACCGATAAAAAGATTTTTGGAGGAGAAAATTAATGGCAAACCAAATAACCGGACGGATAATCGAAATTGGACAAACCGTTCAAATACCATCCAAAAACGGTGGTTCCTCATTTACAAAACGGGAGTTTATTTTAGATGCTACTACTTACGACCCTTATACGGGAGAGCGTAGCGAGTATGAGAATGTTATTCCCTTAGAGTTTTCAGGCGATAAGTGTGCAGAACTTGACCGCTTTAATCAGGGTGATGTTGTTACTGTATCATTTGTCTTACAAGGGCGTTCTTGGACGAATCAAGACGGAGAATTCAAACGTATGGTATCCATTCGATGCTATAAAATAGAAGCGCGTGGCGGTGTATCTCAATCCCAACAGACAACATCGATACAACAGCCAGCGCCACAACCGACTTATCAGCAACAGCCGCAGAACTTTCCGCCTCCGGTTGATGCTAATGGCAATGTAAAGGATGATTTGCCTTTTTAGCGTATGCTGTTCGACTTGAAGAATGAATATCAAATACCCAAGTTCAAGGAGTATGTAAACAAGCTGTTTAGTGAACGTGCGGTGGTGGAAGTGAAAAAGAAACTACCT